ATAGGAAACAGTTTTGGTATGGGTAGGTCAGCTATGGTGACAACACCAGTTATGGGAAATGCTGGTACAATTACTAATTTTGGTGGAGGTAATCAAGTTATGGGATTTCGTGCAACAGGAGGAACTGTGGCTCCCAATATGCCAACAATGGTCGGTGAGAGAGGGCCAGAAGTTTTTGTGCCAAATACATCAGGTAGAATTATGAATAGTAATATGACAAGGTCAATGTCAGGAGGTGGTGTAGTTGTTAATCAACACATTAATGTAGAAACAGGCGTAGCCCAAACAGTACAAGCTGAGATGATGAATCTACTTCCATCATTTAAAGCTGAAACGATTGCCGCAGTTGCAGAGTCCAGATTAAGAGGTGGAGAATTTGCAAGTGCCTTTGGAGGTAGTAAATAATGCCAGCACCAACTTATCCATTAGCATTTCCTACAACAGTAGGAGTGCAAAAATCTAATTGGGGATTAAAAAGAGCAGTAGGGTTATCAGAATCTCCATTCACCGGAGCCCAACAAGTGTATGAACATACTATGGCATTATGGACAGCAGTTATAACATTACCACCTATGTCAAGAGCACAAGCAGTAGATTATCAAACATTCTTTATGCAATTACATGGCAGAAGAGGAACATTTACAATGGGCGATCCAGATGCTAAGTCCAAACGAGGTAATGCAACACAATCCTCATTGACTATAACTTCATCTGCAAGTGTAGGTGCTTATGATATTGCAGTAAGTGGATTTACAAATAGTCAAAGTAATGCTCTTGTTAAAGGTGATTATGTACAATTAGGAAATGGGGCAAGTGCAAAACTACATCTTGTGACAGCTGATGTAAATGCAAGTGGTTCTGGAACAGCTACCATTTCATTAGAACCAGCACTCAAAGTAGCAATAACTGGCTCAACTCCATGTACTATACAAAATACTGTGGGAGTATGGAGAATGGATCAAAATAAACTTGAATGGAATTCAAATAAGGTATCTACCTACGGATTTTCATTTAGTTGTACGGAGGCATTATGAACAAAGATAAATTAGAAGTATTAGTAAGAGAAGACCCAAAGTTAATGATTATGCTAAGAGTAGCATCAGAAGAGGGTGCAAAAAGAGCATTGGCAAAAGTAGGTCTTGAAGATGAAGAAGCTGGAAAAGATATACATGACCTAAGAACTTTAATTGAAAGCTATAGGTCAGCAAAAAGAACAGCAACAGAAACAATTATAAAAGCACTTGTTGTATTCACTCTTGGTTTAATATCTATGGGTGTCTATTCCAAGTGGTGGAGATAGATATGCAATTAACAAAACATTTTAGTTTAAAAGAATTTACAAAATCACAAACAGCAGAAAGACTAGGAATTGATAACACACCACCTGAAGATATAATTCCAAAACTCTCATTTATAGCAACACAAATACTAGAGCCATTGAGAGAAAAGATTGACAAACCAATTCTTATTACCTCTGGATATAGATGTCCAGAATTATCAAAGGCAATAGGTAGCTCAGAAAAATCTCAACATTGTAAAGGTGAGGCCGTTGACATAGAGGCATTTGGAATGTCAACTTTAAATCTAGCAGAGATGATTATTAACCATTTTGAGTTTGATCAAGTAATTCTTGAGTGTTATCGCAAAGGAGATATGAATTCTGGTTGGGTTCATTGTTCTTTGATAAGTGGAGAGAATCGCAAAGAAGTATTAACATATACAAAAGCCAAAGGATATGAGAAAGGATTAAAAATATGATAGGGGCATTATTAGGACCAATAGGCAAGATTGCATCAACTTGGTTAGAGGGAAGAAATGAAAAGCTAAGAGCAGATGCAGAAACAAAAATAGCGCAAGTTAAATCACAAGCTATTATTGCACAGAAACAAGCCACTGGAGAAATGGAACTTCAACAGTCATTAACAGAACAAATGGGAGATTCATGGAAAGACGAATTTTGGACCATTTTAATCGGCGGAATATTAATTTGCTGTTTTTTACCTTTTACACAAGATTATGTCAAAAAGGGATTTGAGTTTTTAAATACATCAACGCCAGAATGGTTCACACATATTATTTTAATTTCTGTGTCAGCTTCATATGGAATAAGAGTTGGTAAAGGTGCGATGGGTATATTCTCTAACAAGAGGAAGAATGAAGTTAAAAAAAGCTAAATATCGTACCTCTCATTCTCAATCTAAGCGTCTAGGAGCGTTAATTGAACTCATTGGGGGTAGAAACCTTAATGAAGAGTCAGTTACCTCTCTAAAGGCTTTAAATTTGGTAGAAGAAAAAGAGGGTAAAGTTAGCATAAACTCAGCTGGCAAAAAAGAAGCAGAACGACTTTTGTCATTTGTAGGTATTTCCGTATCTTTAGAAATCAATGAATAGATGAAAGGGAGTCATAAGACTCCCAATTCATTAAGGAAGGAACTTCTATTCTACATCATTCCAAATATCTTTTACAACAGAATCAAAATCATTAGCCATATAGATTTCAGCACTCCAACCATCTGTCATAGAACTTCCATCTTCTCTCATATGAACCAAATACTCATCTACAACTTTTTCTCTATACTCTTCAAAAGTTTTTAATTTAAGTAAATCTCTTACTTTAGATAAGCGTGTAGCAATTTTTACTACTAATTTCTCATATTGTATTATATATCTATATTCCATTTTTTTAACTCCCAAGTTTTTTACTAACCCAAAGAGCAAGCAACCAAAAGCCTCTCTCAACATTAGCAGATATGTTGTCAACATTCACATCAAAGAATATAGCCAACAAAGTTAATATTTGTATTACTAAGAATATCCATAAAAGATTGTCCTTAACTCTACATAAAAATTTTTGTTTTTGTTTGTTTGTGTTTTTCATTTGTACCTTTCCTTATTATACCTTAAGTATAATAGATATGTTCTCTATTGTCAACAATAAAAGATACTTTTTTTTACTTTTCTTTATAAGTCATTGTTTTTATTGACTTCTTTTTTTATAAGATTTTTTGGTTTTTCCTTGTGTATTGACGAAATCTCCACCGATTATTCTACCTTGATATTTGCCATATCTATCATAAAGTTTGTTGTCAACGATAATGCTTTGTAATCTACCATATCTGTCATAAACTTTAATTTCTTTTGCTATAACAGAAGTGACAAAAAATATAAATGCCAAAGCAAATAGATGGATCAAAATTAAGTTTCTCATCTGAAAGGTTGTCCTCCTATCCAAGCTACCAAAGACCATCTTTCACCTTTTGTAATTGGTGTTACTCTATGTGGTAGAAATGAGGGAAAGGCAATAGCATCTCCTCTTGGTGGATTAAAATCATAAGTCTTGTCAGAAAAAAATTGTAGATTTCCTCCCTCATAATTATCATTGAGGTTAACTGTTATTGATATTTTCCTTGTTGATGCCATACCTAATCCAATGTCGGTATGCCAATCATACCCCTTTGAGTTCTGCTTATAGTTAAGAAGTTGAGGTCTTTCTAATAAACCAACAACATTATAATCCAAATAAGCTAATGCAGTTTCAGCAAGAGATATGACTAACTCATCAACCCATAATTTTTCTTCATGAATAATAAATGCATTTACTTCTCTTATTTGAGAATTCTTTTCATAAGTTTCTTTGTTTAAAACTCTACCAGCTACTTGAAAATTATCACTACTTGTACTTTCATTAATGAGTCTATTACAAGTTGATCTTGTTATCTCTCCACAGTTCACTACTCCATGTGTTGTTCCTACTTGTTTTGGGTTAATTGCTAAAGCCATCTCTTCACAATCCCAATAAGTATCGTATCTCATTGACTGTTTTTTCATATCCACCTAATAACAACATTGATAAAAAGAAAAAAAAATAGGTACAAAAAAACAATCCACTAAAATAAACAACAGTTCTCATTAAATTACTTATTATCCTTTTCCACACAACTTTGAATCCATTTGGTGTAACCAAAAAAAGATAAATTTGGATTACCCTTTTTGGCTTTACCCCAACCTTTATCTACCCATTCACATTTATATTTTGTGTCATTTAATTTTGATGTCACAAAAAAATCAATATTTGTCCAAGCATAAAAGTTCATTACTGCGCCTATAATTATTAATTCCATTATTTTACTCCATATTTAGCAATTTGTTTTTTAGTACGACAAGTCACTCCAATTAAGATTTTGGTTTTCCTTTTCAATGGTCCGTTATATTCTGTCACAATTCTTTCTTTTAGCACTTGTTTAAATACAAAGGGGCACTCTAATCCATGTACCAATTTATATTCTTTTATAGTATTATAATTCGTTTGATATAAAAAAGTAAACAGAATAAACTCAAACATCGTTGGAGAAATTGTTTTTAATCAAATTACAAAGTAATGCAAGATGCTTAGGCAATCTCTTTTCTGTTTTTTCAAAATGACAGATGTAAGACCTACTTTCATAACCAAGTAATTCAGCCATCTTCTGTTGGCTTAAATACAATTTCTTTCTTAACTTCTTTAAATCAGTTCCATTAAAATTGTAAAAGGAATCAACTATCTCATCTATCTGTTTCATCTTTAAGTCCTAAACATTCATATTTATCCATAAATAAATTCTTTGCTCTTTTCATAGCATCTTCTTGAGAGTATGCCTCTATGTTGAATTCTGCCTTACTATCTGTAAAAACAAATTTATAATATTTTAATTTCATATTTATCCTTTCATTTTCTATAAGATATTATATTTGTTCTTTATTGTCAAGTTTTGTTGCTTATAATATATTTTTGTTGACAATGTAAAACAATATTTTATATTTAATGTATAAAAAAAGAAAGGTCGTAATATGAAACTATTAACAAAAGAACTTGAAAAACAGTTAAGAGAAAATAGCAAAAAAAGAGATGGCATAGCTTATGTCAAATTTTTTAATCCCACTGGTGCTGGTACTTGGTGGGTTTCTGAGCTAGATGATAATGATATAATGTATGGTATGGCACATATTTTTGAAAATGAACTAGGATATACTGCTTTATCAGATATAAAAAAAATGAAATGTCCACCATATGGACTTCCTATTGAAAGAGATTCTTCTTTTAAGCCAACTCCTTTGAAGGATTGTAGAAATGATTAGAAGTATTTGTATGATATGTGCAACTACCTTATTAGTTAGTTGTGCGAGTAATCAATATATCATAGACCCAAAGAGTTCTAGCAATCCTGAAAACTATTATTCTGATAAGATGGAATGTGAAAATATATCTGAACAAGAAAGTTATGCAAAGAACATAGCTTGGGGTGCTTTGACAAAAGGATTAGTAACTGCTATAACTAGTGGTGCGATGACTTATTTTGGTGTAGGTGGAGGTGCTAATTTAGATTTGGGAACTTCTCTTGCTATTGGAGGGGGTGCTGGTGCTCTAGGTGGTGGTGCTCTTGCAACTTATGATACATATTCTGACAGAAAAGATATTGTTAAAAAATGTATGGAAGGCAGAGGATATAATATTTTAAAATGACAAAGCAAGAAGAAATACTTAATCTAAAAAGACGAATAAGGCATCAAAGAAAACAATTCAAAAAATATGCTTATCAATGTTCAGAGATTCATTTTAAAAAGTACCAACAAGAAGATGTTGTGCAAATAATGAGAGCAATCTACAAAGAAATTTTTAATGAAAAGCCACAGTTCTGATGATTATGTCAAAGTTCCAAAAAGTTTTGTCATAAATGACAAAGGTATAAAAATATACGACTTTAAGGCTATGAGAAGTCATTTCAACAACATATTAAAGATAATGGGTGAGTAATGAAGTTTAATCAACAAAAGGCTTGGCTTATGGACTTAGATGCTAAGGTCGGTGACATTATGTTAAAACATAAACCAAAAACACTAGAGGAATTATGGGGCAAACTACCAAAAAAATTTAAAGACAATGCAATCAAATGGTATGTGCGAGAAAGATTTAATGATATAAAGGGTTTACCCAACGAAGAGGATATTTATGGAATTCCAAAAGAAGATCATTAGTTATTTTGCAAAAATGAATATGGCAGAAGTCAAATGGCTTGTAGTTGCAGAAGATGGCACAAAACACCCCTTTACTAACAAAGATGTCATAAAATCATTAGAAAGCCTTGATAATGACAAAGCTGAAGCTGTTTTAAGGACTCTGGACAGCTTTTATTGTGATAGGTTAAGGGTTAATACCTTTCTAAAAAGTATTGCTAAACAGTATTGTGATATGAGGTTTGACCTAATCAGAGCATTGGTAAAAGATTTCAAGAAAGCTGATACAGTAGAAATGAAAGCTCACTTTTATGGATTGTTAAAAAAGTTTGATGTATCTGACCTAAAAACAGCTGGAGTGTTTGATGAGTTTATGACTTTTGAGATTTAAGACAAAACTGTTCATATTCATTGATTAATCTATTATAACCAATTCTTACTTGCCTATTTTTTAACTCTTTTCTTGAGGATATGCCAAGTATGGCCTTTAATCCTCTTGTAATGCTTTCTTCTTCAAATGGATTAACTTCCTCAACATTCTTTACAGTCTTAAGAAATATGCCGAACTTTTCTTCTTTACACATTAATGCACATTGTTGAATTGCTCTCATACCCTCTTCATAATCTTCAACTTTTGGTTTATCAAGTGCGGCTATGGCTAACCATTTACTTCCAGTATTACTAGGCATACCAAACATCTCAACGAATTGTTCTCCCTGTTCTTGTGGTATCTCTATACAAACTTCAATAACATTTCTTGATTTAATGATTCTAAAGTTTGAATATACTCCTTTTGTGATTCTATTTGTATTACTCATATTAACCTTTCTGCATATTTAATTGCTTTGTTAAGTCTTGCTTTATTAATTTCATTACCTCTAAAAATCATATTGTATTTATTAGCCATTCGCAAAGTACGACCAAATCCACAACACGGATCTAAAATAACAGCATTGTCATAAGCACATTGTCGTATTATTTTATCAGTACAGTCATCTCCATATGTATCTTTTATTATTGACTCATTAAACCTTAATGGATTTTCATTTGAGAAATACATAATTTTAAGAGGGCGTAAAGTGGAGCCACTTTTATAATTAGTATTGAATATTTGTCGTAACTTAAATTTTGTTTCTCTTTCAATGACATTTTTAAAAACATCATAATACTTTATACTCATTTCAATAATTACAATTGAATTGTTATGGGAATATTTATTTATAATGTTAGGAAAACAGTTTACAAATGTTTCCCAACAAACAGTTGATTTGTTAACATTATTCATCTTTGAATTTAGTGTATCAAACATCTTAAGAGCCCCAACTCCCCAAGGTGGGTCACAATATAGAATATCAAATGTGGATTTTGCTATGTTAGTTGATTCAAAACTTTGTATCATTAAATCATCAATAGCACCTAATAATATATCTCCACTTGTAAAAGCATGTTTGTTTATTAATTTAAAATCATTCATAATATGGACTCCTTAACCATTCTGTTTGTGCAATATATTTTAATTGTGTTTCTAAACCAAAATATTTATGAGAGAACTCATACTCATTTCCCATTCTATGTAATTCAGTATGATGATACAAACAAAGAGGCACTAAATTCCTATCATTAGCTTTCATTCCCATACCTCTTACACCATCAAAAGGTTTTAAAAGGTGATGGGCTTGAATAACACCATTACAATCTAAATTACTTACACAGCAGTTAAGCGTATGGATATGCTCTAGGTGTTTCTTGTTTGTATATCGTTTCTTCATTTAGAATGGGTCAGAAGTTGCTATTTTTTCTTGCCAATCTGGTTTAGCCTCTTTTTCAGTGTCTAAATTAACTTTTACTGAGAGATAATCTTTACCACCTTTACTTGTTGATTTCCAACCAGCAATTTTAAAGTCAAATGTATTAAAGTTAAAGTTGCCCAAAACATCTGGTTGTGTTTCTTTTTCTTTTTTTGTATTGATATTTAAAAAGCCAACACGACTGTAAAGTTCATATACTTTTTTACCATCTTGATTTATTCTTTCAGAAACAAGAAAGTTCTCATCTCCTCCATTAATATTGACTTTGCCTTGCTTGAATATTTTTTGATCCGTTGTAGAATACAAAGCGCCTTTATTATTATTATCCATTATTACTCCTTATATAAGTTTATTTTGTTTATGATTATTATTTGGTTCCCATTTGAAGTCAACAAGGTAATAAACCTTATCTTTTTTCCATTTATCTCTAAATGGACCACGAGCAAAAGCTAACTTCATCTCAAGGTTTTCAGAAGAAATAAACATTGTTTGGTTTTGGTGAGTTATTTCTAACCCACCATTTTTTATACCCTTATCTACTTCAAATTGATTGACACTTACTGTTGTGCCTCTCCATAGAGTTTTTACTTTAGTTTTGTGCATTATTGCTCTCTATTATTGCCAAACCCTCTTTTAAAGTGTGTAAGGCATTTTGTTTAGCAAGGGTATTATTATCTGTCAAAGATTCCAAATATTTGGCAACTCTTCTCATTTCTTTTTCATTTGATTTTAAAACAGTAATGTTTTTATGTTTGACAATACCAATAGCAAGAGATTTAGTATAGCTTTCAAAGTCATCAAATGTTTCAACTATATCCCCTTTAGCAGTTAACTTTCTAAACTCACCATCTACATAATCATAGTCAATTTCTTTTTTTGGTTTATCTAAAGTTTGTCCAGTATTACCATCATCATCTGTAGAATAATCTCCCTCAAGATTAAGCATAGGTTGTAATAAATATCGTCTAAAATATGTAATCTTACTACCTACTGTGTGAATGTTGTCATACTCTCCCATATCAGCAGAAGAACTTATGAATTGTCCACTTTTGCTATGTACTAGAGTTTGTATAAACATATTTTTAGTATTTATTCTTGCCATAGTTGATATTATGCTTATACCATTATCTTTAAGACTACCTCCACAAGCATTAAATATATCTTTTAAGGTAGAATACTTTGAGCCTTCATTGTCTTGGCCTTTAAAAAAAGTATTTCTTCCACTTTGTTTTAACTCTGTAAATGTTAATTGAGCAGTTCCCAAGGCTTTGAGAATCTCCTCAATATTATCACTAGTATATTTTATGTAAGGTTTGCCCTCACTTGTATAGTATATCATTATGATACTCCTAACTTTTTCCAATTGTTAATATCGTCCTCACCCCACTCCCAAGAGTCAAGGTTTGGGTGGTGCATACTTGCCAACTCGTGTATGTCATCTGTAATTGCCATAAACTTTTCTATGCCTTGGCATATATGAGTTATTTCAGCAATTGTTTTAGAAAGATCCGTTATTTTTTTTGACGAATATTTTTTCCTAGATACATAATCAACCCAAACTTCTTTTTTGGTAGCATAGGCATACAAGGCAAGTTGTCGTTGAGTAGCATAAGGTATTCCAAATGGAATTGTCCTTGTGGTTTTTAAATCCCTAATATGATTTTCAAACTGTATGTCATAATAACCATATATTGGAAGTTTAACTCCCTCTAACTCAACTTTAATTTTCCCTTGAGTGTCTATGGGTTCATCTTCTATTCTACGATAAGGTGGAATACCAACAGAGATATACTCAGCTAAAGCATTACGCTCTGACTGTATTTTTTTGTCATCTTGTTTTTGTGATAGACCTAATAATTCAGAACTAAAATATCCTCTTGCCTCTTCAATTAATTCTTCAATGGACTTGTGTTTGTAGAAAACGCTACTCAAAATAGCTTTCTCAACTGCCTGTCCTCTTAGAGTAGCTGGGTTTCCATTAAAGTCATCTAGCTTAGCCAACTTTAAAATAAATTTAGCTTTATCTCTAACAAAAAGATTAATTGTTGTAGGTGATAGATATTCAAGTTTGTCATACTTCATAAGCACCTCTTGGGATTTTATTAATAATTTATTATATTAAATGTATAAACAAAGTCAATTGTCATTTGACATTTTGTATATTTTTATTATCATATCCTTATGACTTTGAAAGAATATCTTAAATCACACAAGATAACGAAAGAGGAATTTGCCAACTCTTTAGGCGTTTCATATGGGTCTATTATAAAATGGACTTATGGTGGTAGATTCCCTAGACCTGAATCCTTAAAAAAGATTCACACAATGACAGAGGGAAAAGTAACAGCCTATGACTTCCTTCATCAAATTAATAAGTAGTTTTATATTATTTGTTTTAGCATACTCCTTAGAAGCTAGACAATGGACTGGAAGAGGCAAATTGTATGATGAAAGAAACCAATATTTTGTTACTTGTCGTTTAGTAAAAGAAAAAAGAGTAGAGCCATTTTTAGGAGAGGACACAGTTAAATGTCATTATCGTTGCCAAGACTATAAAGAAAAACGAGATGAGTTTGTAATTAACACTCATAGTGATTTTGCTTGTGAAAAACAAGTCATACAACCTAGAGGTGATAAAAGAGATTGGCGAAAAAGATGAAATATAAAAATAAGATAACAATAGTAGATGGCATCCGTTTCCATAGTAAAAAAGAGGCAACAAGATATACTGAGTTAATATTTATGCAAAAACATAATTTTATAATGGATCTAAAATTACAACCCAAAATACCATTAATGGTAAACAATAAACAGATTGGTTATTACATAGGTGACTTTGCATATTATGATTTACAAAAGAAAAAACAGATTTTAGAAGATGTGAAATCGCCAATAACTAAAACTCCATTATATAATTTAAAAAAAAAGATATTATTGACAATGAATCCACCGATTGAAATTACTGAAATAATCTAGTATATTAAAAATAGTCACGCGACAAAAAAACACAATTCCAAAGGAATTACAATTGAGAAAAAGATATGGACCCAGTTACAGCATTGGGGGTTGCAACAACAGCATTTAACACAATAAAAAAAGGATTTTCTATTGGAAAAGATGCACAATCAATGATGGCAGATGTAGGCAAATGGATGTCAGCAATTGAAAGTGTTAAAAACCCTTCAACTAAAAAAGTTAAAATAGTAGGAAATGTAGAACAAGAAGCACTAGACCAATTTGCCGCCAAGAAAAAAGCTGATGCTATGGAAACAGAATTAAAAAATTATATTCTTGCCACATTTGGAATGAAGGCTTGGGATGATTTACTTAGGCTTCAAGGTCAAATAAGAAAAAAAAGAAAGCTAGAAATTGCATATCAAAAGAAACAAAGAGAAGATATAATAAATGCTATTATAGTTTTTGTTGGCATAGGAGTAGGAGGGTTTGGTTTGATTTTTGCATTTGCATATTTAGTGTGATAAATTGCGATATGAAAATAAATTAAAGTTTCCAATACCACATAAAAGAGAATATAAATGTCCAGTGGTAATATGGAATAAGGATGGAAAGGCATTATTTTATGACAGAGATACCAAACAAAGGAACATATCAAAAAAATAGAAGATATATGGCTTGGTGTGCATTAGGCATGATGCTTATTACCACCTTTGCAATTATTATCTCACCTGAAAGATTTGTAGAAGTGGATTCAATCTTAATGATGATGTATGGCTCTTTGAGTGCATTAGTTGGCTCATATTTTGGATTTGCCAAACAAGGCTCAAAAAAGTAAACAAATTTTCTTTGCCTTACTTTTTACAGAATGTATAATTAATAGATAGTATATGGTTAAATCTGTAAAATTAGTTCAAATAGATGGCAAATTGCCAAATCTTGCTTTGATGAGATTGTCATCATATTATAAAGAAAAAGGTTATGAAGTAGATTTTACAAGGTCAGTTAGTAAAGATTTATTTGACAAAGAATATGATTATGTTTTTGGTTCATCAATATTTCAATTTAGTTTAAACAGAATAAATAGATTAAAAGAAAACTACCCAAATGCAATTATTGGTGGTACAGGCACAGATAATTGGAAGTTAGTCATTGAAGATTATATAGGTGATCATAATAAATTAGATTACAGTTTTTATCCAGATTATGAATTTAGTTTAGGATTTACTCAAAGAGGGTGCAGATTAAAATGCAAATTTTGTGTAGTTCCAAATAAAGAGGGAAAAAACAAATCAGTTAATTCTATATATGATATTTGGAGAGGTGGTAATTATCCAAAAAAAATACATTTATTGGACAATGATTTCTTTGGTCAACCAGAGGAACAATGGAAATTAAGAATACAAGAAATTCAAAAGGGTGGATTTAAAGTATGTTTTAATCAAGGAATAAACATTAGATTGATAGATGAGGTTGTTGCAGAAAATTTAGTTACAATAGATTATAGAGATGACAGTTTTAAACAAAAAAGAATTTATACTGCATGGGATAATATTGGTGATGAAAAAAGATTTTTTAAAGGTGTAGACTTGCTAATCAAGAATGGTGTTAAGCCCAATCATATTATGGCATATATGTTAATTGGATATGATAAACGAGAAACATGGGAGAGAATATGGTATCGTTTTAATAAAATGGTGGATATAGGTGTTTTGCCTTATCCAATGGTGTATGATCCACTACAACAAAAAAAAGATTTAAAACAATTTCAAAGATATGTTGTCCGTCAGTATTATAGGCACAAAACTTGGAAAGAATATTTAGATTATATGTCAGGGAATATTGTGGAAGTAAATGACAATCAACTAAGCATGTTTCATATTTAAACAATGGCGAGAGAAATAAAAAATGGGAATGTTCCTATTGTGGAATATCAAGTTTCTTATGGCTGGGATATTGATGTTAAAAAGTGGTTTATAGAAATACAAATGCCCGAATTAGGTGAAGGTAGTATTCTAAAATGGTATAATTACAAAGAGGATTACAACAAAGAATTAAATAAATTTCTTTAACAACTACCAATGGTCTTTTCTTAGATGTTTGGGTATATAAATTGCATTACCAACAATAACATCATAAAACTGCATACTATTATTATTTGAGGAAAAACTTTTCTCCCAAATCTCAGTAGCATATCTATTTATTGGTTTATTTCTTAATTTACCCTCTTCACAGATAATAAAGCAGTCTCCATTCATAAGATTTACACATTCAACAATATCTGTTTCAATAAGTTTGTATGCTTCTAATAAATCTGGAACTTTGTCATTATCTTCAATTATAAAAGTTTTTATATTATTACTGTTTCTAATTGTTTTCATTTTTTAATCCTTCAATATACCATTGTGGTGTTTCTATTTTCCATTTAGCAAATCTAGACTTTTCTCCAATGTAAAATGCTTTGTAGCCATCTATATAAAAATCTCTTTTGTATTTTTCTGGCATACATTGTGGAGGATTGTGCCATTCATTAGATGGAAAGTTTTTTGGTGTTTCTCTAAATACTTGGAACAACTCTTCTGCCTTATGTATGTTGTTGTATCTTCTTCTATATTCATTTACACATTCTGTCCATAAGTCAAACAAGTAAACATAATGACGCCAAGATTGACGAACCCAAATTGTCATTGGGTGATTTATAAATGCTTTTTTGTAAAGTAAAGGGTGGTTGTTATTATCAAGTATTCTGTGTGTGGTAGAAAGCATCTGTCCATATTCTAATATCATTTTTACAATATGTTTATCACAATGCTCTCTACCAGCTTTAAAAGGGCAAATGTTTAGAAAAAATATATTCATATACTTTTTGCCAATATTCTTTTTACATTACCCATAGAAAGAGAAAGACCCAAAAAAATTGCATGTAGATCATTTATAGTTCCTTCACTTTTTAGTGTTTCGGTAGAACCCTTAAATTGAACAACAAATCTATATCTATGCTCTTTCATTTGGTGCCTCACTTTCTTCAAAGGTTGATATTATTTTTTCTTGTCTTGCTATCTCATCTTTTAACATAGAAACAGCAACATCAACTTTTCCAGTGTAGTAATAAAAATTATCCTTTTCTACTGGAGTAATCAAAAAATTTTTGATCCGTTCTAAATGTTTGATATTTTCTAAATTTTCTATCATAGAATATCTCCATATAAATTAATATTATACACATTGTATAATATAAAGAACAATAGTCAATATTTTTTTTATGCCTTTTGTATAATAGTTGATAAACAAAAAAAGTTTGTTATTATAATTTTATGTCTTTTATTGCTATCGCAAATTGTATAAAAATTCAAAATATTAAGCCTACTACAAAACTTGTTTTATTAGTATTAGCCAACTATGCCAATGAAGATAATGAAACATATCCAAGTAAAAGACACTTGGCAAAAATGTGTAATTGTGATGAGAGAACAATTTTGAGATGTTTACAAGAACTCATTGAGAAAAAAATAATTATAAAAAAAGAAAGATTTGAAGATGGAAGACAAACCTCAAATCTCTATACAATAAATATTGGGAGGGGTACAAATATGTCACTCTCCCCCCCTACAAATATGTCACCCCTTAATACTATAAATAATATACATATAGTGAGAATGAAAAAGAAACCTAATGGTAGAATAGAATACCCCCAAGAGTTTGAAGAGTTTTGGAAGTTATATCCATCTAGTGAACATAAAACTAAAAAAGATAAAACTTTTGCATTGTGGAAAAAAATAGAAAACAAAGATGAAATTAAAAAATGTGTAATTAATTATGCAAAATCTAAGAATGGAAAATTTATACACAATCCATATAATTGGTTTGTTGACAAAGTTTACGAAAAGTATAAAAGTATAAAAGAGAAAAAAACAACAAGCAGTTTGGCTGGTTAAATGGAAACAAAACTTAAGGAACTTGGAATCTATTGCAATAGTTATAGTATTGGTTCTCATAAAACATTTTGTCCTAAATGTAAAAACACAAGAAAATCAAAAAATACACATGACACTCCATTGAGTGTAAAGATTGAAAATGAAAGTGCATTATTTAAGTGTCATAATTGTGAATATAGTGGTAAAGTAAATCTATATGAACGAAAATATACAATAGTAAACAACAATAAAGATATGGACAAAAACAAACTATATGATTGGTTTAAGGAAAGAGGAATTAGTGGAAAGACTGTGGAAGATTTAGGTATTTATTCTTACAATGGATCTATCTGTTTTCCATACATTCAAGATGGAGAAACACAAAATATCAAATATAGAACTTATGACAAAAGATTTTCACAAAAACCTAATGCACAACGAACTTTATATAATATAGATAATGTCAAAAAGTATTGGGAACGGACAGGAAAGAAAAACATAATCATAGCTGAAGGTGAAATGGATGTAGTGGCATTTTATGAAGCTGGAATAATTAATGCTGTAACATTACCAGATGGGGCACCAAAAAATGCAAAGTTTGATTTAAATGACTTAAGATTCTCTGCATTAAAAAATTGTAAGTGGTTAAATGAAGTTGAGAAAGTATATATAGCAACGGACCAAGATGAAGCTGGTAAGGCATTACATTTAGAGTTGGTGCATAGGTTTGGTAAAGATAGATGTTTACGAATACAATTCCCTAATCAACAAGGTGATATTATTACAAAAGATGCAAATGAGTGTCTTGTCAAACTTGGAAGAAATACTCTTATAGAATGTTTAAAAACTGCAATACCTTATCCCATAGAGGGCTTATACACGATTAAGAACTACAAAAAGGAAATCTTAGATATATATGAAGGTAAGATTCAAAAACCTCTCTCCACAGGCTTTAAAATACTAGACACCATTTACAAAATACAACCGGGCACTTTTCATTGTGTAACTGGAGTACCTAATCATGGTAAATCTAATTTTATAGACCAGATTGCAGTTAACCTTTTTAATTTATATAAATGGAAATTTTGTGTATTTAGTCCAGAACATTCTACCCCTCAACATATACGAAGAATAGTAGAAAAGATAATACATAAGCCATTTGATGATGGAATGAATGAAAGAATGAATAAAGAGGATTTAAACAAAGGTTTGCAAATACTTAATGACAATTTTTTCTTTATGGAAAATAAAGATACGATACCATCAATAGAATGGATCTTATCTAAGGCACGACAAAGTGTTTTGAAGTTTGGAATTAAAGGCTTGATTATTGACCCATATAATGAGATAAATTCAAGTAGAGAAGGAAACAAAAGAGAAGATGAACATATTCGCGATGTTATTAGCAAGTGTAAAAAGTTTTGTAGAACGCATGAAGTCACTATTTGGCTCGTGGCTCACCCAAGCAAACTCCCTCGTAAAGAAGATGGCTCAATATGTGTGCCAACGATGTATGATGTTTCTGGGAGTGCTCATTGGAATAATATGTCTGATGTTGGTTTGGTAGTATATAGAGATTTTGACACTAAACAAACAAGAGTTATTACACGAAAGATAAGAGAACAAGGTCTATATGGAAATATAGGCGAGTGTTATTTTACCTATGACATAAATAAAAGAATCTATAAAGAAGTCATAGACAAAGAATCAGAACAGAACAATCAATATTGGTACAATGAATAAATTAAGTATTGCTATAATGCATTGTCCATTTTATGAAGAGCGAAAAACAATTGTTCAAAAGATCATTAATCAATTAGGTAAAGCAAATATTTTAAATGAGTTAGAAGATTTTGCAGTAATAGAGGATTGGAAAAAAAGAGGAGTTTGGCATACTGCAAAAAAGAGTTGGGAGTTCTGTTTGTCAACTGATGCAACTCATCATCTAGTAATTCAAGATGACATAAGTCTTTGTAATGATTTTATTCATACAGTTAAAGAGTTGATAAAAGTATTCCCAAAAAAAATTATGTGTCTATATGCAAATAGGAAAATCTGCGAACAGGCAAAAGAAAAAGACATAAGGTGGATTGGGATTGCAGATGGAATATGGGGGCAAGCCTGTTTATTACCAAAAGAAGAAACAGAAAATTTTTTAGAGTGGGATAACAACCACATAAAAAAAGAATTTAAATGGGACGACAGTAGACTCACAATGTATTGTTTAAAAAAAAATCATATACCTTTATGTCCAATGCCCTCTTTAGTTGAACATATATGTCCAAGTAATTCTACACTAGGCAACAACAATAAAACAAGAGTTGCAAGATGGTTTGTTTCCAATAAATCTTATTTAGAATATGATTGGTCAAAAACAGATATGATAACACAACGAACTTCATCATTTAGACACGGGTGGCCGTACTATTATGATTAAAAGATTTGACATAGAACAATGTGATTATGAAGAGATTGCATTTATACCAAAAAATTATGACACTGAAAATGCTTGTTTCTCAATTAAGAAAAAACCAGAAATATGGTTTAAAGCAACAATAGATGAGGTCGTTGGTTGTTGTTCATTACTCATACTTTCGCAAACACGAGTAAGGTTTAGAAATAATTATGTGATACCACAATACAGAGAAGTTGGTATTGGTAAAGCACTAATAGTACAATCAGAATTATGGGCAAAAAAAAATAATTTTAAAGTAATTGATGTAAGGGGTATTTATAGAACATACCTACATGAAAATTATGAAATAAAAGCAAAATATACTAAAAGGAAACCTCATCAATATTGGTATGAAAAAAACATCTAAATCCACATTTATGAAAATATATCAAGATGTCAATGTGTATGAAAAAGCATTGGACAGAATAAGATGGCTATATGATGAATTTGAAACAGTAGCAACAAATATATCAGGTGGTAAAGATTCTACTGTGGTTCTTGAACTTATGATAAAAGTTGCAAAAGAAAAGAACAGATTACCAGTTAAGGTTTTGTTTTTAGACCAAGAGGCAGAGTGGCAAGGAACAATTGACCAAGTTAAATATTCTATGGAAAGAAAAGAAGTTGAGCCATATTGGTTTCAAATTCCCTTTCTCATACAAAATGGAACATCAACGATAGATTGGTGGTTAAAATGTTGGGATAAGGAACACAAGGACAAGTGGATGTATCCTTATCAAGACTACTCGTATAAAGAAAATATTTATGGAAGTGATAGATTCTATGACATAATGGATCTAATCTATGAAAAAGAATGGGGCAATAATCTTGCTATACTTGGTGGTGTTCGTACAGAAGAATCTCCAGTAAGAAAAATGGGATTATGTTATCAAGAAACTTACAAAGGGGAAACATGGGGGGCAGTTAGGCATAAAGATAAAGGCATATACTCATTCTACCCAATATATGATTGGACATTTCATGACATATGGAAAGCCATATTTGATAATGATTGGAGATACAATAAGGTTTATGATGCTCAATATAGATATGGAGTTCCATTTCCTAATATGAGAATATCAAATCTAACACACGAAACAGCAATTAAAAATATTTACTATGCACAAGAGATAGAGCCGAACACTTATGAAAAACTTACCCAACGACTAGGTGGTATTGATATGGCGGCGAAACTTAATAAAGATTACTTCATATATGACCTTCCATATATGTTCAAAAGTTGGATAGAGTATAGAGATTATCTTTTAGAAAAACTCATTAATGAAGAATACTCCAAATACTTCATAAAAATGTTTATGGATAATGAAAGAGTCTTTGGAGAAATATTTGAGGAGAACCCAGATTTTGAACTTAAGTGTAGAAAAGCTGAAGTTTCTTGTATATTAACCAATGATTGGGAAGGCACAAAGATGAGAAACTTTAGAAGAGAGCCAACTCTCATTAGATACAAAAGAAAAGAAAGGGAAAAAAAAGAGAATGAATTACGACAAGCACCCAGTCAATAAAGTCCAATGGATCAAAATTGACAGAATACAAGCAAATAATTACAATCCAAATGCAGTTGCCAAAAATGAAATGAATCTACTCTACACATCAATTAAACAAGATGGCTACACACAACCAGTAGTAACAATATATGATAAAAGCATTGACAAATTTGTCATAGTAGATGGATTTCATAGATATTCAATTATGAAAATGTATAAAGATATATACGAAACAACAGATGGTCATTTACCTATTGTTGTCATTAAAAAGAAGATAGAAGAGAGAATGGCCTCAACTGTAAGGCATAATAGGGCTAGAGGAAAGCATAGCATAGATGGTATGGCTAATATTGTATTTACAATGTTAGATAAAGGAATTAAAGACACGACAATTTGTCATAATCTTGGACTTGAGCCAGAGGAACTGATAAGATTAAAACATGTCACTGGATTTAGCAAATTATTTGAGAATACAGAATATTCAAAATCTTGGGAAACAAGACGACAATTGGAGGTAAGAAAAGAATATGAAGATAGAAAAACTGAACATCAATCAAATTAAACCATATTGGAATAACCCAAGAAAAAACACAGATGCTGTTCAAGCAATTAAGAACAGTATAGAAAGATATGGTTATAACAGTCCAATTGCAGTAGATAAAGATAATGTCATAATTGCTGGTCATACAAGATTTATGGCATTAAATGAAATGGGTAGAGAAGAAATAGAAATCATAAGGTTGGATCTAAATGAACAAAAGGCAAAAGAATATAGAATCATTGACAATAAATCTAGTGAGCTTTCATTGTGGGATAATGATGCATTAATGAAAGAACTTAGAGAAATATCAGATATAGATTCAATGAAAGAGTTTTTCCCACAACAAAATTTAGATAATATTATCAATGATAATTTAGAACTTAAACCAATAGAATATACTGAAGAATCTTTTAACAATAGTATGCAAAGCGAATCAGATAGATTTGTTAGTAACAATGAGGACTCACTACATAAAGTAATGTGTCCTCACTGCCTCAAGGAGCATTATATAAATAGGAGTGAGTTAATGAATTTTGCCCCTGATTCTAAAGAAGAGTAAAAGAAGATTCATTGATAGAACTTTTCTGTGCATCAAATAAATACTTCTTGTCAAGTTTGAAGTCATTGTAACCCTCTTCAATACATTTTAGATAATGATAACTCGGTGGGCTTATTCTGTTTGTATTCATAACATAAGTCATAGCCAACTCATCATCTAGCTTAAAGAATATTTTAGAGTACAGATGAGGATAACCCTCATAACTATCTAAAGACTCTTCACATTCTTTTGTAATATCCCAAACACCCACCGGACATTTAGAACCTTTATGTTCTTCAATATCAGCAACCCCACGAAAAACCAACCTAAAATTAGGCAATAACAATTTTCCCAAAGGTTTAGCTTTAGGGCAACGAATTCTCATTTGCCCTACATTCAAATTACTTCCATAAGATATGTATTTCATTATGCCCTCCTCTGTGTAAACATATCACGACGACCCATATAGTAATAAGCCAACTTCTCTTCAACTCCACAAAACATAGTATCTTGAGGAGTAAATTCAGTTTGTGTCACATAGCCAACGAACTCTCTCAATTTGTCAGAACATAACTCTCTTGTTCCAACAACATACAATTTTTCAGTTATCTCAGAATAAGACAATCTTTCAACTCGTGTACCTTTCTTGAAAGTAAAACCAAAACCTCTGTTCTGTTTCATCTCTATGTCCAAAGATTGCATAGCATATTTAAGAGAACCATAGGCTTTATTTTTTTGGTCAGCACTAACACTATTTACATCAAAGTCAAAAGTCTTAGCATTTACCTTTTTCTTAGATTCTTGTATAAAGTCAGCAAGAAATAAAACCCAATTCTTAATCTTCATAGAATCAATAGTTCCATTATGGTGTCTAAACTCAAGAGTTCCCGTTCTACTATAACTTCCAATATTAGTTACATTAATTTTGTTTTCTCTTCTTCCGGCTCTAGCAATAGCATCTAAAGAATCACCTCTAGGCATTGTGTAGTTTATCATACTTCTAGCATAACTGTTTTCATTTGTTACTCTTCCTTCAGAGCAATAAGAAGTTCTACGACTAGGACTCATTATCCCATCAAACTCATTCTCAAACTTTCTGTATCTCTCAATGATTTTTTTAACAGTTGATCCATTCATATCTGTCCAAGAAAAATGTATATGTAAACCACATCTGTAATCAACAGTAGCACCTACATCCTTTAGCACCTTACAAACCTTGTCAAGTATATCAATGTTCTCAAGAGTAAGGATTGGAGAAACAATTTCCCCACCTGTCATATTATTACCATAGCCATAAGATACAGAACTATCAGAACAAATATCCCAAGTAGTAAAATCTGTGTCAGGGTGGTAACCTTTTATTCTAGCATTTAAGCCAAGGGATTTTAAACCCTTAAGAAGTTTTGAGGCTTTAGCACTTTTGTACTCAATCTCAACTCCAAATTTCATAGTATGTTTCATTATCTCTCCTATTTTGTGTTTTATACTATTCGTATAATAAATATACCATATCCTATAACTATGTCAACAATAAAGAACAAAAAAAATAAAAAAAAATTATCTGTTGTAAAAAAACAACAATAAAAAAAAAATTATACTTTTTGTAAAATAATTGTTGACAATAAAGAACATTTAATTTATATTTATAATAGAAACAATTAACAAAAGGAAAAACACAATGATTACTTTTACAAAATACACAATGGACGAAATCTACAAATGGACAGATAGTAACTTCCATAATATTTCTAGA